ATGTAATGAATAAATAGTTATTTTAAATAAGGTGAATAGCGTTCTTCAGAAAATGGTATTCACAAATAATTAAGGGGTTTAATTGCCCCTTTTTTATTTTATATAATGATCGCCTGTATTGTTATTAAGACCAATCATATCAACTTTATCCTGATCCCATGAAGTTGTTTCATCGGAATCATAATAGCGTTCTTCATAAAGCTTATTTTTTTTATTGCCCCAAATTTTTTCGTAATTCTCGTCATACAAACTTTTTTGTTTAAGCTTATTAGTTGATCCTTTGCCAGCTTCACTATATTTACTTGCCATAATTTTCTTTCACCCAATTAGAAAAGTTAATTAAATCGTTTTTATCAGCCGTAGATTTCATTGTATTAGCTTTTGATGATATTACTTGAATATTGCCTTTTACATAACCTTTAGAATTATCTATGCGATCAAGGCTAGGACTTAAATCGCGATTTCCATCAATGGATTTTTTTAGAGGAAGTCCCAAAATGGGACAGGTTTCAGGAATAACTATGTCTGATACTTCTATATCAAAAGAAATGTTTTTAGTTTTTGCTCTGTATTGAGCTTGTTGAAATAAATTCTTTTCTCGATTGTTTGACTTCCAATCTCTTAAATACTGACACCGATTGCTTTTGTCTTTTAAAGGCATGGTTTATTTTTTAAATTTAGAACGCGCCCATTCATAGATTCTAATACAATACCAAACTATTGATAATAAAGCCGCTATTGCTGGTAAAAATTTCATAATAGTTCCTAAAACTGTAACTCCCGAAACTGCATCTAATACATGTTTCGTGTGTTCTTGCATATCCATATTATTTCTTTCTACTAATTAATGAGATGGCGTTCGAGAGCCATAAACAAATCGCCGCTAGAAGATATATAGCAGAGAGAACCATCAGATAATAAAATAACCAAATAATTCTTATTATCGTAGTAATCAGAGCCAACATCTTTGATTGTTTTATTTTGTAGAAAATCGAATATGTCATCAATGGTTTCATGGGAATTTTGCATTTAAACTTTCTATCACTATTTCAGGACTAATAAATTTATCTGCATCATGTTCTGTATGTTCCCACCATAGGAATTGGTTTTGAACCAAATTGTTCCGATCTTTTAGAAGATTAATATTTTCAGGATGCCCAAATATTAGAGGATCAGAAACAGACCATAGAACTATACCATATTTTTGCCTGTCCCAACAAAAATGTTGAAAAAAAGAATCGCAACTTATCCATGTTTTGCATTGATCAACAAGGCTTCCAAGCTCATCTAGTGATAAGTTTTTTCTAAAGTCATCAACTAATTGTTTTTCACCTTCTATGCCTACTTGAACTATTGGCTCATCAATTAGTCTAATAAGTTCCTTCCAGTAAGGATAGTTTTTAGGATTAGTCTTTCCATTTCTTAAAGCTTTAGAATAAGGACTAATAATTATCATAGATATAACTTTCTAAATGCGTTTTCCAAACTATCAGTCCATTTCCATTCAGCCATCTTTTTATAAATACTCCATTGATCTATATCGCCAAATAAAGACATAGCTTCAGATATTGGCCTTCCAGGAACTATATCAGGAAAGCAAGTAAATACTTCAGCGTTTGTAATGCCTGACATTACATTTTTAAATACAATATGATCACCCATGCCACAATTAAGCACTACAATCTTTTTGTCTTTATAAGCTAAAGTATTTCTAAATATTAATTCATCATGTTTATATAATTGCTCATTAGTTTCTGATCTAATTCCGCCTTGTGGGTTTTTAAGATGCCAAGTATTTGCATGTGGAGCTGCAAGAATTTTATATCCTTTTAGATATAAACCATAAGTAAATAAAGTTTCTTCTCGGTGAGCTACTCTTGAAAGACCTAAATTATAATTATGCACCCCAGCGCGATAAACAAAAGAACAATGAAGATGCTCAACCTCTTTAAGTTTCTTTATTTCTGCCCATTGAATATTAGGCTCTTTATCAATATCTTCTATTTTGCCTGTGTTTTTAGATGTATCAGGATTGATTGGCAAAGTTAATATAGCTCCGCCTATAGCGCCAACATCTTTATCAATCCATGAATATAATTCTGCTAATACATTTGGTTCGGGTATTGCATCATCATCCACTCGCCACACCCAATCATAGCCCATGCGATTTGCTGATTGATGAATATGGTGTTGGCCTTTTTTAGCCGCATATACCCATTCCCATTTAATGCCTTTATAATCCATGATGCTAAATAAATGTTGATAAATATTATTATTACGGACATCTTCAGGCTCATCATTGTCATCAAATATAACAAGCTTATCAGGCAATTTTGTCTGATTAATTATAGCGTTAAGAGCTAAAGGTAAAGTAGTTTGGTAACGACCTCTTGTTGCTATAGAGCATAAAACTTTATCCACGATCCCACCTCATAATCATAAGATTGCATCTATTCTTATCATTGATCTTTTGTGGTTGTTCTGTAATATAACCATGCTCATTAATATAATTAAATTTAAAATCGGAAAAGTGTGATTCATTTAAGCCATGAAGCTTATGATGCTCACCCCAAAAACCTTTAGGCTCATTGTGTGGAGTAGTTAATAAAAGCCTTTTGCAATGATTTTTTAGCATTTGAGCTATCTCTAATCCATTCACAACATGCTCAATCAATTCAAAAGCAATTATGGTGTCGTATTGAGCTAAAGGATAGGTGTTTATATCAGCGTTTGTGAAAGATGTGTTTAAACCCCATTCCTGTTCGCGGGCAACATTAATAATAATAGGATCGTAATCTAATCCTATATAGTTTGAATCATTGGGAATAAATTGAGAGCCGTAACCTGTAGAGCAACCTATTTCAAGAATGTTCTTGCCTAATAGATTGCGGTTAGCCCATAGATAACGAGTGGCTTCTCTAGGCAATACAGGATCGCCCTTTAGAAAAACCGCTCGCTCATAATTGTTAGATAATAAATATCTATATAATTGATCGTCATACTGTTTAGCATAAGCTAAAGCATCTTGTTTTGTCTTATCCATTATTATCCTTTTAAGTTAATGTGCCATAAGCCGTTACATTGGCAATTGCCACAAAGTTACCTGATGAATCTAAACTAAATTTATTTACACCGCTAAATGCAAAATACATTTTAGTTCCTGAATTACCAATTGACCAAGCACCTAATGTTACGCCAGTTGCAGCTCCGCTATAACCTGAAAAACCGCTAAAGCCTGATTCGCCTGTAGCACCGCTAAATCCTGATATACCTGAAAATCCGTTGATACCGCTAAAGCCTGACAAACCTTGAGAGCCATCCTGACCACTATAGCCTGAAAAACCGCTAGCACCTGGCGTTCCTACTTCACCGCTCCAACCACTAAAGCCGCTGATGCCTGATCCACTATAGCCACTATAGCCTGAAAATCCTGAAGCGCCATTAGCGCCGCTGAATCCGCTGATGCCTGACGCACCATTGATGCCACTATAGCCTGATTCGCCTTGTTCACCGCTAAAACCACTAAAGCCCGAATATCCGCTTATGCCTTCAGCTCCAATAGCACCGCTATAACCGCTAAAGCCTGAAGCGCCAACTGCACCGCTCCATCCGCTAATGCCCGATGCCCCACTAAAACCTGACAATCCTGACGCGCCTACTTCGCCTGAAAAGCCGCTATAGCCTGAAAAACCACTTATGCCTGAAGCACCATCTTGACCACTATAACCGCTAATGCCACTAAAGCCTGAAGCGCCAACTGCCCCGCTAAAACCACTATAACCGCTATAGCCACTATAACCTGAAACACCATTAACAATTGCTAAAAATAAATTATGATTGTTTGCAAAGTTTGTAGTGCCTGTTCCCTCTGAAGAAATTAAACTTACAGGAATAGTCCAATAGCTAGTAGCAGTTCCACCATTAATATTTGTTGTTGCGCCTGTAATTAACCAATATTGATTATTTGCACTTGCGGTTCTATCTTGCAGAACAAAAGTTTCACTTGGTTGCAAGCTAGATAAGAAAATATCAATATCAACATTACTGTCAGTAAGATGACTAACATTAATTTGAGTAGCGCTAACTTGAGTTGCATTGTTCCAAATAACAGCACCATCGCCTGGATAGCCTGAAGTTGCACCTGTGTGAGCATGATATTCAAAGAAGCTTGATGATTGACCAGCCGCGCCTGTAGCACCTGAATAGCCACTATAGCCGCTAAAGCCGCTAATTCCAACCGCGCCACTATAGCCGCTAATACCGCTATAACCGCTGAAACCACTTATACCTGACGCACCTACTTCACCACTAAATCCGCTAAAGCCGCTAATACCCGATGCACCAATTTCACCGCTAAATCCGCTGATGCCACTAAATCCACTAGCGCCCACTTCACCGCTATATCCGCTAATACCGCTAAAACCTGAAATGCCTGATGCACCTACTTGACCTGACCATCCACTAATACCTGAATGGCCTGACGCACCATCTTGACCTGAATAGCCACTCAAGCCATTGATACCACTATAACCTGAAATGCCTGACCATCCGCTAATGCCACTAAAGCCACTAAATCCTTGTGAGCCAACTTCACCTGAATAACCTGAAAAGCCTGATATACCTGAAGCGCCTACTTGACCGCTAAAACCACTAAAGCCACTATAGCCTGAAGTGCCATTTAAGCCTGAATAGCCACTTAATCCATTAATACCTGAATAGCCGCTTGCACCTGATTCGCCGCTCCATCCGCTTATACCTGAAAAACCTTGTGCGCCTACTTCTCCACTATAGCCTGATATTCCGCTATAGCCACTATAGCCTGAAGTTCCTTGTGGGCCAGCTTCACCGCTAAAGCCACTATCACCTGATATGCCATCAAGTCCGCTATAGCCTGAATATCCGCTAAAGCCACTTACGCCTGATCCGCTATATCCTGAAAAACCTGATATACCGCTTGCACCATCTTGGCCACTATATCCACTAAATCCTGAAGCTCCAACCGCTCCGCTAAATCCACTAAATCCTGACAAACCATTTTGGCCTGAATAGCCGCTAAAACCACTTAAACCATTTTGTCCGCTATAACCGCTAAATCCTGAAATACCACTTGCTCCAGGTGGCCCTACAATTTGGCCTACATTAACCCAAGCTGATCCATCCCATACATATAAATCACCATCGGATTCTACAATGTATGCATCATTTAAATTTCCACTTGGTGGCAAAGATGCAGGTGTTGGAACAGTTCCAATAATATTAATTGATGTTCCTTGTTGGCCACTATATCCTGAAAAGCCACTATAACCGCTTATGCCTGATGCACCGCTATATCCACTTATACCTGATTGGCCACTAAAACCACTTGCGCCATTTTGACCACTATTCT